CCAAAGATACCGAACTCATTGCCTTTCATGCTGGCAATATCCAGGTCTTTAACTTTAACCCCTGTTCGCATATTTACAAGACCCTTGCTTAACAGTAACTCTCTTGTGGCTTGCTCATCTATATTCACGCCGATGTCTGTAACTTCTTTATCAAAGCTCCATCTTATGTGCTTTAACGTCTTAGCTTTATTAAAGTCCATAGGTTTCAAAAAGTTTCCGCCTAATTCCCGACTCAATTCATTAATGCTGTAGTAGCCTATAATGTTACCATCTACATCTACTTTTGCCATTTTCTCCAACTCTATAGGAATATCCCCCATTGCCGAGGGGTAAACTATTCTTTCGTAGCTGTTTTTTAGCCGTCTTTTTAGTGTTTTAATGCTCATACCTTCGATGTTCTTAATGTCTTTTGTTACCGTGTAGTTTTGAGGTGTGCTTAATGGTAAAACAATATATCTTCCATCTGTACTGCCCTCGATTGTTCCATCTGTTGCAAGCCCTGTTATCCTTCCTGTAGCATCTTTGACAAATCTAAAGTCCGTTGGTCCATATTGGGTGTTTTTGTATGTGTCCCTGTTTGCTGTTACGTAGTTAACGATAGCCAAAGATACTGTGCCATCAAGGCTTTGAACAGCATCCCCGTTTTCATAGTCATTGCCGGGGAACATATCTTGTATATCTGTAGCATCAAAACTTAACTCATCTATCGTTACACCCAGCTTCAACCTTCGCACATCGTCAGGATTTGCATTTAGATACACGAGGTCTGCTGCTGTTGGTACTTTAGATAGTTTAGTAGTATCTGCAAAAGAATCTGTAAATGTGTAGGTTGTTGATGTTGGGAGTGCTTCTATAACACTAAAATTGTCTATCCTAGAAATGTTATCCAGTTCACCCCCAAACCTGAAGTAAATCCTGTCAAAATTAATATTATCCATTTCTATAGTATATGTTCCGTCTACTGTGATTTTTTGAAACTGTGTATATACTCCTGCATTAGTCCATCCGATTTTACAGTATGTAGCATCGACAAGTTCTATTTTCACAGACAACGAGAATGAACCTGATGAAAATAAGGAATATGTTACTTCTGCATATACTCCTCCTGTATTAGTAATCACTAATTTCTCGTTATCTATATTATGCGAAGCTTTGTATATGTCATTCCAATTAGACGCATCAGAGCTACTAAAGTCCCCATTGTCAACTAGTTCATCACCGATACTGCCATCTGCAATCACTTTCCATTCATTATTTACAGGGGAGTAATAAAGGAGTGCTTTTGTGTCGACTGATGTTATTTCTTTAGCACTGTTGATTAAAACATCTCCCGTAAAGCCTACGGCTGTTAAGGCTTCGTCTGTTCCTGTAGTTTCGTAAGTTCCATTAGCACTTTGCCCATCCAATGTCCCTGCCGAGTAGTTGGATATTGTGAAGTTTATTACAACGTTAGTACCACTTGACGAAATATCGGCTTTAGAACCGTAAAGTGGCGCATCATTGGCACTTCCAGTACGCCCTGCGTTGTCTAGGGTTCGTTCTCCTGTTGGGGATGTGTTGAATGTGGTCATGTTGTAGATTATGGCGGCTAGGCGTGGTAACAGATTAAACCCGAAACCAGTTCCGTTACCAGTAAGGTCAAAAGAATTAAAAGGAAATTTTCTCCTCATACTCTACTCCGTGACCACACCAAAATTACAAGTACTGCCTATAGTCTTAATAAAATATAATTTACTTGAATCAACCGAATAAGGAACACCAGGATAAACTTTTTCACCCGTCTTGTCCGCAAGATCACCCACAAGAGCAGCTTCTCCCCAAAATGCCTGCCCATCATCATTCTGGGTAAATCGTTTAGTCCCAGCAGGAAGTGCTTTCCACCCCTCGCTCACTTCTACTTTAAAATCTTGACTTGCCATTTTTAACTCCTTACCATTTAATTAAATCTAATTCAGACACGGTTGTTGAAATTGCTATTGCATTGCTTAGGTTTTGAAATTTCCCCAAAAGAGTTGCATACGCTACTTGATATGCGTCTGCATTTGCGATAATTTTGGATACTAACTCATCCTTAGTCTCGCCAAGATCACGAGTTACTAACTGAGCATCTATAAAAGGGGTTGCATTAGCGTTGTCAGCCATGTATGCTCTTGCTTCCTCTTCCTGTTTCCGCCAAGATACCATCTCATGAGTTCGTGCCGTTGTGATCGTTTCAACATCACGGTTAAAGGCACTTGCAATCTCAGACACTTTCTCGTTCTTAGCTTGCGTGAAAATCTCTTCTTCTGTTCTGAACTCTTTTTTAGATAGAGTGTTGTTCACGTTATCTACAAAATTATAGTTATAAAAATTAGCCCATCCCCAGTCTGTATCAGTTACTTCAATATTTGGTGTTGGAATAGTATCGTGTATTCCATCGTCATACCATCCCAAAAGTCTTCCGTTTGATTCATCATAATGTGCATATTTCATTTTATTTCCTTAATTACCTATCGCTATCCAACTGGTATCAACAGCGTTATCCATTGTTGCCAGTATAGTGCTCAAACTTGTTCCGTCTTTCCCAGCACTTGAAGAGTTCCCATCCTCTCCAGTAGCTAAAGACTCAGGTCCTCCTACAGCTATAAATATATTATTAGGAAAAGCTATCGGGAGAGTAACTGTAACTATCTCAACAGCTGTATTGACTACATACCCCCATTGAATTATTAATCCATTACTTAATTTTTGATACCCATTATTTGCCATTAAGTTTCCAGCATCACCTAATGCTGCATCATAGGTAGCTTTTAGGGTATCTGTCAAATCATTTTCTGATAAACCCTTGCCTGTTACTTTGTCTACTTTGTTGCCCAGAGTAGAAGCATACCCATCATAAACAGCCTTCAGTGCATCAGTCAGGTCATTTGTTGACAGTCCTTTTCCAGTTATTTTGTCTACCTTAGTCTCAAGATCAGCTTGTGTAACTATGCGCCTAACCTCTACATTCCCAGACACATAAAACCCCATATATAACTCATCTGGGTCAAGCAGGCCGGGAGATAGTTGCGCCCCGTTTGAGAGCATAGGAACAGCCGAAAGAATATCGATCTGCACCGTTACATCCCCCGTATTTGCAAACGCCGGAGAAAAAAGGAACGCCATACCCTCCCAGCTTTGTGCCAAAGCATTCCCTTCTTTTCTGTTAAGCTCAACACTGTTTGCTGTGCCGCTATCTTCATAGTACATTTCCTGCGGCAAGTCATCACTGTCCGCAACAAGTGCAGTTATATCAGAAGCATTAGCAGCCACCACAGAGATCGCATCCATAATGACAACCAACGCATTTAAATCATCTAAATTCTCAACGATCCATTTAATTTTTTGTAAAAAAGTACTACCTGAAGGACAATCTGTACCCATATCAAAACCTTTATATTATCTTCTATAGCAAAGCATAAAGTAATTGGTTTATTTTTTTGTCAGTACTTAGCGTACAGAGAAACACTTATCAGATTCTTATAACAATACAGATCAGAATATGCAGAGTACGGTGCCTTGTAAAACATTTCCTGATCACTATCTACTACTTCTTCTTCCGTTGTTTTTTCAGGTTTGTAACTTAACTCCACATATAGAGCATATACATTCATAAGCAAACTAACCGCCTCACTTACTCCCATATCCAATAAACCATCAACACCACCGCTCAAGAGAGAAACCACAGTAGACAGTATTTTCAATATTTGACTCCCTGTTACATCAGCAGCAAAAGACAACACCAAAGAAAGAGCAACATAATAAAAACCAAAATATGCAGCAACAACTGCAAGAACAAGCTTTATGATTTTTAAAAAAAAGTCGTACCAGTGACTATCCACCTTGTATTTAAATTCGAGTGCATTTTCTATTATTTTTACAAAAGAGTAACCGTTCATTTTCTTGGCCACTTCTACAGGGAAAGCATATGTCATATTTCCGGTACTTATATTGCCGAGCCCGATGAGAAGACCATCAGACACAAGCTCATCAAGTATGTTGGTCCCGATACCCTGAATCATCATAAACGCGGCTATATCTTTTTCTATAAGAGGCACATCAAAAATCATATCACCATCAGAAAAAGAGTAGGAGGCGAGATCATCCATCAATACCTTTACATCGTCAACCGTCACCAACTCATCATAAGTATAGATACCTACAAAGTGATCTATTTTATTTCTTTCGGCTATAAGCAGAGACAAATGATTTAAAAAAGGATCATCTATTATTTCACCGGACAAATAAAAAGCATGAGAGGTCACGGTACCATCTTCTATCACATAAACAAGCCTATCAAAACTATAAGACTCAAGCTGCGTTTTATAATCAGCTAACCATAAAGCGATCCCCTCATCATCAATCTCAATAAGCTTGGAAAGATCAAACACCAAATGCACCCAGTCAAGGTCATCATCCTGGACATCTTTATGAAGGGTAGGCTGCTTCAAAAGTTTAGACATTCTTATCTGCCCTTCACCGTTACCGTCTATATCATAATAATCAAAACACTCTACACCATCAACGGTCTTAAACTTTCCATATTTACGCCATAAAGATACAAAGTTAGACTTCCACTTATTGACATTGATCAGTGCAAGCTTTTTACGCTCATAGTTAGATAAAGAACCTTCGCATGACATCAAGGGGTCGCTAGTTCACTATGATTTTTAGAAAGTATTCTAATGTCAGCTATTGCATCCGTCCACTCATCAAAGAACTCTTGAGGAGCCTCATTACCGCCACTCTGTATCATACCTATGGCTTCAGCAGCAATTTTAACACGCTCTATAGTTACATTGTCATCAAAGCCTTTTGTTTGTGCCTTGAGCAAGGCGGTTCTTTCTATTTCAGTTTTATTTTGATTTGTTTTAACATCAAGATCAGCCTGAATGATATCATCGATCCGATACCCTTTTATCGTAATATTCTCTGCCAAAGAAGCAGCAGAAGTTAAAGATTGTTCATGAAAGGCTATAAGTATTTTATCGTGCTGGTTTTTCTGAAGCCTGCCGTTATCATACATCGCTTGCATATCAGTATATATTTTTGAGCTAGTAATAGCATCAAGTGCAGCAGTAAAATTAGTACTAAAATCCGTAGATAGATCTGCCATATGTTACCCCTCAAGTTCTAAATTTAAACGCGTAGCTGTTTCATCTACCCATGTTTCTACAGGCTCATTGTTAGATATCTTTTCAAACTCACAAGACAAAGTTGTGATAGTGTTTAGTTTTTCAGTACCATGTACATCTACAAGCTCTATATGATCAAGCAAATAAAGAAAAACTGCCCGGTCAAGCGCACGTAAAGCAGACAGATCAGCAGGACGGGAAGGCTCACCTTCCAAATAACTCTTATAAAGATCCAGTTGCTTTCTTTGTGAAGCGACCATACACGTTTGACCGCAGAGCAAACAACTCATGACCAGATCTACAAACGATGCATCAACCTGGTACACTCTTCCTACACAGTCAAAATGCACAGAGGTTACAAAACTCTCTTCCTCATAAACTTCTTTTGCCTTTGGCAATCCCATCTTTAGGACAGATACCGCATACTCAACACACATACGATCAGCTCTACGCTCAAAAACTACCTTGTCTTCATCGTTTGCCACTAATGCAATAAGATAATATACAAATGCCGTTTCAAGTCTGCTATCGATGTCAATGTAGTCTGCATCTCCCTCAGCGATACGCGGTTTCTTCAAAAACCACTCTACATCCCCATCTTCATTTATGGGTCTGTATATGTCGCTGTCTTGGTATGGGATTGCCAAATTCAAAGGGTCGCACAACTGAATGATGTTATCAAATACCATTGTTTGAAAAGCCTCTAACTTATCATTAGACGGGAGCACACGCCCCCCTATCTTCAAAGCATCTGCTCTTACTTTCAGTTGTGCAAGTGTCATGACGCTGTTCTGCCAATGTTTTTAAGATGCACAGCTGCATAAGGGTCAAGTATTTGCAGTGTCAATTCGAACAGATCTTCTTTTGCCTCTGCATCATACGTAGCATCACTCACATCTTTAGACTTGTGGCTTCTAAGCAACACAGGGTTGATCAACCCAGGCGCATAGATGATCGCTTCATCATCAGCCAAATTAGGGTTTGCAGTAATGCGAACCTTGTCATGCCAACCAGTAGTGATCGTATCTTTTTTCGCGGTGATAGTCCCTTCCGTAGGCTTGTAAAGGTTTTTATCTGCATAATACCAGTTAAGATCCGTATACACATCAGAACCACACATAACAATGATCGCTTCACCAACCACACCTTGATTGAACATTAGCTTCAGTCCCTCATCAATGTGATTCTTCACATTCAGAGCCACACCGGCAATGTCAAACACAGCATTCGCAGGGATGTAATGTAAGATCCCGCCCATAGTACGAACATCAGTGATCACAGTAGCACCGGCAGGAGCAGCACTTCCAAGAAGAGCTTTTTCAATGTCAAGTCTCAACTGCTTTCTGTTTTCCATCTCTTGAGTAGAAATGTTAGAAAGTTTCTCCTCTATGGTAAAGGAAGCAGCCTGAGAACCGGTAATCCCGGAAGTCTTTTTAAAGATCTGAAACTGATTCGCAAGTTCTACAGCCGTCCAACTTGTGATGTTGGCTCTTACAGAACCTTCAGCATGAGCATTAAACACACCCAAAAAAGCACCGGGTCTATAGTCCCACTTATGCCCTTTCCCGGCACTTGCTTTCACCCCACTAATTCCCTCACCAAGTGATTCAAAAAATGGTGTAGCACCATATCCCGTCACACGAATTACATTGTAAAAACTTTCTCTGTTTTCCACAGCTTCAATTGAATTTAACATTCTTTATTCCTTATTTTGCATTTTCAAAAAGCTTTTTCATAGCCTTTTTGTTACCACCAAGAGCCTCTTTTTGAGTTTTTTCAAACTCATAAGGCTCATCCGCATTGTTTCTACCCGGGTCAAAAGTCCCGTCTTCTTCACGTTCTGCAAAGTTTTTCAACCAAACGGCTTCCCATCCGGCAGGGGTGTTATACTGTTGTGCTTTTTCAGGATCAGTTTTATGCATCTCCTGCAAAAAAGTACTTACTTTTTCAATGTCAAATTCAGGGTACTCACCCTTAATGCCATCCACAGCAGCGTTAATAGCTTTTTCAATGGCTACACCATCTTTAAACTCTTTAAGTTCGTCAAGCTCTTTTTTATCATCATCATTCAGCTCAGCTTTCAGGGGAGGCGTTTCTTCCACAGCCTTAACCGGTTCAGGCTTCTTAACAGGTTCAGGATCTTTCACCGGTTCAGGATCATCTATAAGAAAATCATCATCTCCACCGGCACCACCTTCTTCTACCACCCCCATGAGCATCATAGACATCCACAGTGCAAACCATACGCGTAACATTACGCACCTACTTTCGGCGGTGTAGTTTTAGTATCAACACCATCACCTGTCTCCTCATCTCCTGTACCTTTTACAGCAGAACCTTTTTCACCTTGCGATTTTTCAAGTGCAGCTATTTTTTTATTTTGTGCTGCTACTTGTTTTTTCAATGCTGCCATTTCGCCTTTATCAGCATCTTCAGTACTGCCTACCGTCTTCTTCTCACCATCTACGATCTCAAATCTACTCTTTACAAGTCTTACTTTAGTTCCGATGGTGATCCCCGGTAACGGTGGTACTTTTTCGCCCTTACTCGTTTCAAACATTCCCGATGACAATTTTTTCGTCACAGCGCCAAGCTCTCTATTACCAGACAACTTCAATACTTTTTCTTTAGCCATTTTCATACTCCTAATTTTAATTTCATTAAACTATACCGTCACCGCTTTACTTTTTTGTCGTAGGGGCAGATTCCATATCTGCCCTCATCAAATCGCACCCGGTATCACCTCCGGTGGTGGATTTCCTACCGTAGGGGCAGATTCCATATCTGCCCCAATCTCAGGTTCAGGAGTAACAAACAGATCATCCTCTATTTTAAAATCATCACCAAGTTTTATCTGAAGTGCTTTTTCTGTAAGCACTTGAGGGTAAGCAGGGTTAATGTTTTGGTATTGACCCAACACAGCCACCGCTTCCATATAGGCAGCATACTCTTCTTGCCGCTTAGCACTGCTTCCAAACTCAACGCCCACCATAAACTCAAACGGTTCCTGTTTTATCTGATCAGCACCGATCACAGGCTCTTCCACACCAAGCATCATTAAAGTCTCATCATCCACATATCTGTAAACCTTTTTCACAAAACTCTTAGCCACATGAGAAAACAGCGTATCATTCGCCGTCATGATCTGCTCTTCTATACGTGTAGAACTTTGTGCAGAAAGTAAAGCAAGCGCACCCGTAGCACGCCTGTCACTCCCACTCGTCTGAGCTTTGTAAAGTCCATTCACTGAAGAAGTTGTTTCTATGTCTTCATTCAGCATCGACAGGTCATCATGCAGCCCCATAGTAGTAGGCGATCTTCTTTCCTGTATCTGATTCACATCACCCACAGGTATTTTTGCCCCTGGTCCACGTTTTAAGTCACGTGCATTCACCTTGGCATCTGCACCCAGATACACAGAAGGGTTTATCTGTTCTTCCACAATGTCAGAGTGCTGGTTACGTCTTTTGTTTATGGCTTCTACATGCTCTTTGATGTAGTCTATCTCACTCTCACCATACGCCAAGATCTGCTTTTCACGTACTGCATCATCTACAGAAGAAAGCTGCTCACGCGCAAACCCCCATTGGAAAGGACATTCTGCAAACTTTGTCACACGTAAAAGTAAGTTCCCATCAGGGTAGTAAGTTTTACAGAGCCACCCTTTACCGGTCTTAATGTAAATCTCTTTAAGCTTGTAGCGTTTAAAAGGTTCAAATCTATCTACATCATAAGCCACACGGAAAAACTCTTCATGATCTTTGAGTTTATTGTAAAACTTAAATTTCTTTTTCAACTTCTTATCATTAAGTATGATGTGCCGTATCTCTTTACCCGTCTTCTGGTAACGGTAAGTCACATACTGAACATCATCAGCATTACGCGCATCCGGGTCTAAACATACATCGGTAGGGTTACACTCCTCTATGGGTATATTCCTTTTTTGTTTATCCCAGTACTGAGAGACTATCCCCACAGGAAAGATCAACATACGCAGCATCGCCTTGTTTATCTCCACAAAAGGATTGCTTTTCTCCCAATAGTACTTAGCAGCTATGCGTAACTGTCTTGCAGCCTCATCACTCTCATCACCTTTCTTCTCTATGTTTAAAGGAAAATCAGATATCTGAAAACTTGTAGAAAAGATACTTCTTTTTATCAGCACCGTATCACGCGCTATAGGACTCTGTACATAAGAACGGTTAAGATCTTTTGCTTTTTTAGCCATAACAAGATCAATAGTGTTTTTATATATCTTTTCAAGTTCAATCCAGCCTGTACTGGCTTCCTTTTGTGCATCTTCAGCATATTTTATAAGTTGGTAATCCAAGTCTATAGATGGTATCTGCATACATTCTCCTTCATCATAACATTAAGTATAGGCTTCATGGTTTGCTTTTTTGTCATTGATATACTCATGACCAAAGCCCCCCTTCATCTTCTTCTTCATCCTCTGAGTCATAACTTCGCTTAGTAAATTTCTCCTGGTACGCCAAAGCATCCATCTCATCATCTTCATCAGAGTCCGTTTCCATATCAAAACTTCCAAGTTGAGATTCAAGTACTGCGGTGTTTGGGTCACGTGAGTTAAACCATGTATTCCCTGCCACAAAAGAAGGCTGCATATTTCCTATACGTATATTTTTATTTATCCCGCCATGACTCAACCCAACCACGGGGATCTTCACATCTTCTTCAAGCTGTAACACTTCTATGCTTGAATGAAAGTCATTTTGCATACCGCCTTTTTCTATCCCAAAATAGAGAGGCTTCCAAGTCAAATACGTTTCCATAGAGTAAACCCCTTTTTCAAAAGGATCCCACCAGCCACTTTTTACTTCAAGCACATATCTGTTACCAAGACCATCGTAAGCACAGGTAACGATAGCCGTCCTGTCACCGATCTTATCGCCACTTGCAACATCCTCAGTCGTATATATGCTGCACGCTGCAAGATCTAATTTTGTACCATCATTAAAAACGATGTATCGTGGTTTTTGTATGAGTATCGTTACAGTTTTTTGAGCATTTTTAATGTGTCTCTGCTCAGGTACACCCTCAAATTCCACATGAGAAAAGTACTTAAAATACTCTTCTTTAAAAAGTACCTTCTCATCAGCCACAGGCTTATTCATATACTCACGCGAAAAGTTGGAAAGCTTCCCACGTCTAGCATATGAGTCTCGCACCCTAAGTATTTCTGCCACAGAAAAACGAGAAGGCCACGCACTCTTACCATCCTTAATGATAGGCACAGTCATATGCGCCCATTCAGGATCATGCAAACATCTATTAAGTAAAGAATCCTTATGCAGTATCGTACCTAAGAAGATCATACGCCCTTTGGTTGGGTGTAGTCCGGGCTTCAAGTCATCAAAGAACCAGTTGGAAAGTTTTTCCCTACTCTTCGCATTACCTATAGGGTACTTCCCACTCTTGGACTCAAGATCATCTATCACTATCAGCGTAGGACGTTGAAAGTCAGCCGTGTTACCACGAGGGTCTTCCCCGGCACCTATAGCCTCAACCACACACTTCTTACTTCCGTCTATGATCACCTCAAAGTAATCATCTTTCCAAACCTCACCCTTAGTAACCGCATACCCTCTAAGCATCATCGCTTCAAAAAGCTTACGAATGTCACGCACAAACTTCATAGCCTTATTGCTGTCTTTACTCACTATCTGAGTGTAAGGCTCATGGTTGAAAAATATCTCTGTACTTACATACGCTTTATTATTGATGGTCGTTTTGGAAGCCCCACGGAAAACCACTATGGCAGTAAACCTGTACCGCTCTTCTACCAGGTTAAGTGAGTCTATATGAAAACGAGGTGTCTTAGTCTTACCCTCAAAGATCTGAGGTGCAATGTTTTTAACAAACCGTAAACGGTGAAGAGGCTCTATCCTACTCATTTTCTCTTGCCCTTCTTAACCTCTTTAACCCACAAAGTACCTTCTCTATACTTCCTGTTTATCTCCTCAGCAGCTTCCATCTTCAACCGTGCAGATCTCTCACTTTTACTCTCACTCATCTATCTCAACTTCTATCACCTCACCCTGCAATGAAGCCAGTACATCAGTAGAATTCGCAAGCTTCGTAGCCATAAGCATAGCCTGACGGTCAAGGAGTTTGTCTTCACGGGTAGAAGTCACTTCAAGTATCTTGATGACCACTTTCGTATTATCCAAAGAAAGAGGGGTATTCTTCTCTACTTTTTTCATGTAGTGTTTCATCTGAATACCAAGTAAATGATAAGCATCATTCTTCAAGTCTTCATTGGCTTCAAAATCTTTGAGTATTTTTTTTGTACTTTTATCCAAAGAACTTTTTTCTATAAGATCAGAGGCTTCACCGTCACCCAAAGTAGCAGCAGTGATTATCTTTTTAACCTTCTCTTCCCAGTCAAACTTTTTAGCCCACCGCCCAAGCGCAGAAGTAGAAGTTTTCACACCCTTGTTTTCAAGCATCTCTTTAAGACGTGGAAAACTTACAGGCTTATAGTCATTCTCATAACTTATACTGTCAAGGTAAAGCTCTTCAGCTTTTTGCTGGTCAGGGGTCATAGTCTCATTCATACAATAATAATACAAAAGAGTGTTTATTTTTTTGTCGTAGAGGCACATCTATGCATACACCCAAAAGGGGTAACAACAATATAAAAAAAGGGGGATCGATAAAAGGTTATATAAACGTCTCACACAAAAACAATCTATATAACCAAAAGGAGGAAGTAGAGAAGACTACTCATTTGCACAAGAATAAAAAAGGGGTAAATACCCTCGTGCAATAAACATTATAAACAAAAGTGTTTATTTTTTTGTAGGTATAACCCTATTGAACAATATTCTCTATCGTTTCAGAAGCACTCTTAGACCCGGCAAGATAATTCAAAGTCAAATACTTATCTATCGTATTAGCCGACAAATGCCCCAAAGCACCCGACATATTCACAGCAGCCTGCCCCTGTTCTGCCATTGCAGACACTATCACATTACGCAAATAATGCAAAGTAAAGTAAGGTAACTTCTTCTTGATGTTCGCAGTGGTTTTTTCTATATTGGTGATATGCTGCCCTGGTACAGTAGGTGAAGAAAATACCCATTCCTCAGACGGATCATAAAAAGATTCCAAAGCATCTTTTATTAAAAGAGGTAAAAACATCTTTTGCACTTCATCATTTTTCGTATCACTCAACACCACATAATTGTACTCAAAACTAACATTTTCCCAACGTAAAGAAAGTATCTCACCCTTACGCCTACCCATCAAAGCAAACAGATACAAAGCACGGTAAAAGTCATCATCCCTAAACTCTTCCATGATCACCGCATAAATTTCTTTAAGCCTGCTCGATGCATCAGTCACGATCTTCTTACTCTTAGGTATCTTCACCCTCAACCCCTCACAGGGAGAAAACATCACAAGCCTGTTTATGATAGCCTCTTTATAAAGTGGACGCAATATCTCCAAAGTAGTATTCACCGTCCTGGGGTGCAACCCGGCACGCTCTTGTTTTTTTATACACTCTTCTATATGTGTAGGCAATATCTCCTCGATCTTCTTCTTTCCAAGAGAAGCAGCTATGTAATTATCATAATGCTTTTTCTTAGTCTCTGTCCATGAAGTATCAGGAAGACCGTCAAAAAAAGCTTTGGCATATTCTTGCAAAGAAGGCACATCACCACCATGAACAGACTCAAGTTTATCTATCAACACATCAAGCTCACGCGTAGCGATCCGCACCCGATCACGCTTAGACCAACCTTTTTTTCTATAGTCTAAAACCTTACGCTTACGCTTCCCGTCCCTCTTCACTAAAATCAAAAAACGATTATGATCTCTATCTGCTCTAAGTCCGGTACATATCTTACAGGTATAAATACTTTCATCTATTGCCATTGGGTGGTACTCCTAGGTGGTACTTTCTAACCCACAATATACACCAAAACCCCCACCAAAACACATTAAACACAAGCGAAAACATACCAAAACACGCTACACTACACCCAACCACAAAACAGAAAACACAACTCATAACCGAGTGGTCCGGGGTTCGAGTCCCCGCGGACCCACCACTTAACTATCTAAATCAATCCATTAAAATCCAACTAACCCCCTCCTTAAATACGAGCTTTAAGCTATACTCTGTTCAGTGAATTTCTCAGTAAATAAACTCATACTTCTATCTATTTTTCAATGTTTACCTTTTTTATATACTTACCGTAATTCTGAAAGATCATTTGCATTGTCATGTACTCAAATATGCTAATAGATCATCAAAGATAGGAACACTCTTAATACTTTTTTCTGTTTTAGGTGTTGATATCTTACCTCTGTTATGGAACGTTTGACACGAATTATTTTAGCTTCAAAATCAATATTTCTATACATCTAAACTCCCACAATACTCTAACTCAATACCTATATCATCCTGTATTATTTTAATAAAGTCTTCTACATTTTTGGCATGAGCTCTTAAAAGTTCATAGACATTTTTCTCCAAGTCCACATGCCAATATTCACCAAAAAAACCTTGAAAGTAAAATATTCCCCAACCATTAATACCAGCTTCAACTGGGACAATAGTTGTATAGCCAAATCCACCGGTTTGTGATGTACCAAAGTCAACAGTTTTCCAGTCTGTTCCTTCTAGAGAATATCTTGGTGAAATGAGATTCATATATGGTAAAAATTTAAATCCATTGATTGTATCTTTTGCAACAATTGCATGTCCACCAACAGTAGTAAATTGAGGATCTTTTATAGCATTTTCTAATTTATATTGTAATTCAAATGTGTTATATGTCTTTTTGTCCAATACAAAGCGAGCAGCATCACTATCACCGATCCAAAAAAGTCCCTTATTTATTTTAAAAGAGATATATCCATCAGAAACTTTTGCTATTGATGGGTTTTCTCCTGTTTTAGCAAGTAAAAAATCTACTTTGTCATCAAAACTTAAAAATATTTGCTTTGCAAGAGTATATAAATCTTTTTTATTCCCTTGTTCGTAAATTGCATTAATTCTACCATGTGCTATATGTCCAGCAATGCCTGAATATGCAATTGCAATATCCTTGTCAATAAAAAATACTTTTAGACCAAAACAAGATTTTTTTCCAGTTTTCTCAGGAAATGAAATCTGTGTATCTGCTATTAAATTAACATTTGAATCCTCAACAATTGCAATTGCCAAACTCATATATTATAATACTCCAAAAATAAAATTTTTATTCTGTATAGTCTTTTCTATATATCTCAACAAATAATTTTACAGAATCTATAGATCTTACTATTTTAACCCAGATTATGCAATAGAGATTCCGCTACCCCCCTAATAAGTCACTAAAAACCTTCTAAAAACAGTGTTACATTTAGGTATATTTGAAAGGAAGCTGGCTTTGCTTCAC